TCCTGGCCCACATAGCCCCGCCATGCACATTCTCATCTGGATAATTTTCGAAATCAGTTTCGCAACCAGTAAAAACCACCTGGAAAGAAAGTGATCGGTCCGGAATTGTATTTACTGCAAATGCCAAAGCATGCAGATATTCGCCGTGATAGTTTTGGTGATTAGCCGTAAACTCTCTTCTTACCCAGCATTTAAACTGTGGGATGTTTGAAATTAAATACGCCACTTAATTTAACTCCTTTTATTTTATCTTCCGTACAAGCCTCCGCCTTTGGCTTTGTATTTTGTGCCTTTCATGGCGCCACCTTTGGCCATACCTTTTGCACCTTTCAACATAGGCGTAGAACCAGCTTTTCTAGTTCCTTGACCTGTGAGTGCAGACATCACAGATTTGGGCATGTTGCCAAATCCAGTCGCAGATCTTTCTGCTTTAGCAGCCGCGCCACCTTTGGCCATGTATTTTGTGGTTTTCATCCCACCACCTTTGGCTTTGTATTTTGTGCCTTTCATTGCACCGCCACCAGCCATATATTTGGATTTTTTCATTTTTATCTCCTACCGAATAATCCCATGTTAGGTTTAGATCTTATCATACCACCTGTGGCCGCAAAAGTTTTAACATTGGTTGGCTTTCCACCAACCCCTTGTTTTTTTGCTCTTTTTCTACTGACCGCAGATTTTCTTTGTGATTTTGTCATGCTGGCCGCTTTTGCAGCTGGCACACATTTTGGATATTTTCTTTTAGATTTCTTTGCTTTAGGTCTGCCGCATTTTTTAAATCCGCCGCCTTTCTTTGGGGATCCGATATCAACCCAATCTTCTTTAAACCACTTGGTTAAGCTCATTACGCTCTAGGCACTTTGGTTTTTTTGCGCTTTGATTCCATCATCGCGCCACAACCTCTGCCTTGGACCATCATTACAGAGCCACCATTTTTCATGTAGCCCATTTTATTACGGACTTTCTTTGGTAGTTTTGACAATCCTTTATTTTTAGATGGCACTGCTTTTAAACTCATCTCTCCTCCAGCTGCTTTTTTGGCGCCTTTATATTTGCCGCCCATTTTTTTGTATTCTTTAACCATATAAGCATTGGCATAAGCAGACGGATAAACGTCAAACTTTCTCTTAGCCTTTGCCTTGGCTCTTGCGTACAGGGATGGGCTTGCTACATTAGATGGTGTTTTAGATTTTGCACCACCGCCCTTTTTCATCTTAATAGACTCAAGGGTTTTAGCCTGGCCAGCATGTAGTTTGCTTGCTTTTTTTAAACCTTTGACTACTTTTTTTATTTTCTTTTGTGACATAATTATTTACCAATTTTTACAAGACCAATATCCAGCTGTAAAAACATCCTTTTTCTTTTGGACCGAATCGCAATTATGCCTGGCCCTAAAACTTTTTTTACGAGCGGGTTGGCTTTTTTTAATTGTCATTTTTGGATCCCCATATCGAACAATTTTTACCTGGTCGCCTTTTTTAGCCAAGACAGCAAATTTTTTGTTCTTGCCTGGAGTCCTTTTTTGTTTGTTAAAACCAGAAAAAGTTTCCCCGCGGTAGGAAAGCCTACCGCTGGGAGATCTTTTTACATCCTTCGTAGTCGCCATTAATAGTTCTTATTAAGAACCAAAATGATCGTGTAAGCATCGCCGCTACTGTGTCCAGCAGTTGTTAAATCAATGTCTCCAGTTACTCCGCTTCCAGCATTGTTCGGAATACCAGTAAATAAATCATAGTATTCGTCCCCGGTGCTGTCAGCTGGCAAATGAACCAAAAGGACATTGGATGTTGCATCAAACTCTAGTTTGACACTCATACCAAATGTGGCCCAATAGATTCTTGCTACTGAAACAGATGTGCATGTTTGCCCGGCACTGTTTGTTGCCAGGGCAGAGACATCTACTTTTTTAACAGCTGATTCACCAGTGCCATCAGAGACATTGGTGAATTTCAGTATGGCAGTCTTCTCACCATCTTGGATAGTTTGTGAAGTTACTGCATCAGCCATAATCTACTCCTTACAGCTCTGTAACTGCTGTACGCTCTTTCATGGCTCCAACATAATCGACTGTCAAAGTTTTAGCAGCAGCAGCACCATTTTGTATGCCAAATGAAAGAGTCATCTCTTCATTATCTGGAGCATTAGTGCTTACTACAGTGCCCGCCAAAACATTGTTTTGGAAGACATGAAACTTCTGATCTTTAGGACTATAAACAAAACCTATAGTCATAAAAGTATCGTCGGCCAAAGCGTTTGGCAAATCCAAAGTAGATTGCGTGCTGTCTTTTTCAACGATGAAAGTAACAGTTGTTCCGCCGTCAGACTTCAAAAAGAAAATACCATCTGTAACATCCAAAGGCGTCGTGTCAGTCAGTTGTAAACCAGCTACAATGTCTGATTGCGTAGCATCACTGGTTTTAAACCTCATATTGAAAGCCAACTGTTTGCCAGTTTCGTATTTAAAACCTTCTTTAACCAGTTGGAAAAAGTCATGGTCATTGTCGCCAGCTGCATTGGTAATGAGTAGTAAACCACCATCGCCATCGGCTAGTGCCTCTGTAGCAGACCCAGTTCCGTCCTCAGTTGTTGTGATTGTCCAATCGGACGCGAGATAAGTATCGAAATCATTGAAGTATGAATGATACTTGTGTGGTGCGGGCATTTTTATTTTACCTAGTGTTGTATCAGTCCCAACATTGGTAACACCCGAAGTGAAATGTGTAGTCATAAATAGTCCCTCCTTATAAATAGACCATTGCGAGCACCATGCCCGCAACATTTATTCTACACTTTGATGATACTACTAGGCGGTCATTTGTGCAACAGAGCTTATACCGAGTAATTCGAGCTGCTCTATTGTGCTCTCAGCTGTAGTATGTAGGATTCCGATACCACCAGCTCCGGTCCAGGCATCGATGTTTGATTTTCTATCATCGATGAGGACGTGAGATGGCCTGGCATAAACCGCCTTGTCTGCGCCTCTTAATGTAGAGGTGACTATCGGCTTTGGATGTATGTATTTGTTTACCCAAGTGATCTTGTCTTTGACAACCACAGATCTGTTGATTGCGCCAGAGGCCGTTAGGATCTCCCAAGGGATCCCGGTATTCTTCAAATGATTTACCAGGAGCTCCATGCCGGGCATCGGTGGCAAAGCTGCAAACAATCCTTTATCGGATAATTCTTTCTTCCGGGAGTCGTAGTCGTCTTTGTTGGTAAACGGGCCGTTGAGAAACATCGGCAGCTCAATACCTTTTTCAAAGTCGGCTAAGACTCCATCCATATCGACAAATATTTTGTTTATTTCAGTCATATTATGCAAGATCCCTGTGGTTTGCCCAATCGTTGTAGGTCTTTTCAAAAGCCGTATTGAGACTATGGTAATTGGAATCTTCAAGAGCATCTAGTGTTGCTCCAACAATATTTTCGCAATTCCATACCATGTATTTGCTCATAATCAAACCAAAGCACTCAGCATCGGAAGGGTTGGCACCCTCCACGAAACACGTTTCTCTGACTTCTTCTATGAGTGGATCAATGATTGACTTAATTTTAGTTTCTAGTGCCATTAGCTTTTCTCCTTGATTATTTTTGGTTCATATAAAGGAATTTCATAATCTAAATCTGCACTTGTATAGGATTTAGGTTTTGGTAAATGTTTAGCAAGTTTTTCATATAAAGGTATTAAATCTCTATCTGATTCCATTCTAATACTTACCATTTCTGTCAATTCAAATATTTCATCAACTGTTAATCTTATTTCAGCCATTACGCTACCTCCTTAACTATGATTTTGGCTTTTTTATCACCGATTATTCTTTTGGCATTGTTGATTGCTTTTCTCTTGGTCCCGCTGTTCATAACTCCAAATTTGATGTAGTTACGTTCTTGCGGTAATTCCGAAAAGTCATACCACTCGCCTCCTAATGGTTCATATCCTTTACACTTATAAATTACATATTCCATTACGCTACCTCCTCGATCTCTGGATCAATTATTAATAATTCGTTTGTGTCTCTGGTTTTTGGCTCCATTGGCATAATCAAGAGAAGCCCGTGATCTGACTCCCAAATGCTTGCTCCCCTGGTGGTCCCACCAACAAGGTTGATGCCCATATATTTGCCACCCTCACTTTTCAACATGAAGTTTTTAATCATCGCCAAGTATCTGGGATCAAAACCGATTGTTTCGGTGATCTCCAAACCGGGATTAACCACTCTCCTCCAATCTGGGTAGTGGCAGTCAAAGGCCGTGATCTCCTCACGATTTACAAGCCAAACATCATCCCCACCCATTTTGTAATCGGACTTTACTATGTGAATACGCTCACTGGATTTTTTCAAATAATTGAAGTATGGGTGATTGGCCCGTGAACCTGGGGTGGGATTTTTGAGGCTCAATGTCACCTCTTTGAAATCCGCACTTGGTTCAGCATCGGGATCATTATAGACACACAATATGTGTCCATTTGTCGCTATGATGTAGACTCCGCCAGCTGGGTTCCTTTCGATATGAACACCATGCAAGTAGAATCTTACGTCTGTGGCCTTGGCAGCAAAAGCTGTTGCCCGGCCTAGCATCTCGGCATTGATATTTCTTATTTCAGCCATTTTTTTCTCCTATTGGTTTGTTAATTAAATGTCTCACATATTTAATATACTAAAGATTGCAACTATGTGCAACTAATTATATACATT